TTCGGGCCTGCGGGGCCGGTGGCTCCGGTGTCCCCTTTCGGCCCTGTGGGACCCGTTGCTCCCGTTTCCCCTTTCGGTCCCTGCGCACCGGTCGCACCGGTCTCTCCCTTGTCGCCCTTCGGGCCTGTAGCACCTGTGTCGCCCTTGTCGCCTTTCTCGCCCTTGAGAGTAGCCGCGTGCACCTTGTACGACTGGCCGCTCCGCGTGCCGGCGACATAGAGACCCTGCAAGGAAGTCGTCTCGGGAAGCCCGCTGATGGGCACCTGTTCTATGTTCTCAAATCCTTCTGCCATACGGAAATAAATTGATGAATTTCATGTCCTCAGTCGTTATGCACCGCCCGTCCTCCGTGGCGAAGGCGTACAGCGTGCCGACGTATACGCCGTGCACCGTCATCGTGACGGCGAACCGCGCCCATATCCCGTTCGGGGTGACGGCCAGCGTCCGCACCGACTGGCTCTTGTAGTAGCACCTGTAGGTGCGCGTGGACGCAGCCGTGCCGACCTTCCGGCTCCCGGCCAGCGTCCGGTCCGAAGCCCCGGAGTCGATCCTCACGAGGTCGCTCAGCAGGGCGAGGTAGTTGCGCCAGAACACGTCCGGGGCGGCGCCCCGGATGAGCAGCTCCAGCGTGATGTCCTTGCTCCCGAGGGTCACGTCCCCTCCGGAGTCGTATTCCGCCCCGTCGACCGGCGAGGGCTTCCGCTCCAGCAGCGGCTTCACGTCCGGGTTCCGCAGCGCCGTGTCCTCCGTCCCGGCCAGAGCCCTCATGCCGTACGCGCTGACGGGCGTCGAGTCGATCTCGACCGAGCCGTCCGTGACGGCGAGCGGCACCGGCGGCGCGTAGGAGTACCCCGCCATGAAGTCGTCGTTGGCGAACGTGGCCGTGACCCGGCTGAACCTCATCGCGTAGGCGAGGTCGGATATGCCGACCAGCCGGAGGGCGAACTCCCTCCCCAGCCCCCCGTGCGAGAGGGTGAGCGTCGGCCCCGAGCAGAGCAGCGCGTAGAAGTCCTCCAGCGCACCCGCTCCCCCGCCCCGCGCCCCGACGCAGAAGGTCAGCGGGAACGTCACCGAATCCAGTCGGATGTCCGACAGGTCGGGCTCTATCCCGTCGTACTCCTGCCAGTCGTTGTAGTCCACCTTCTTCACCGGAGGCCACTTCGCGAGTCCGGCGAACCCGCCGTCGGCGAGGAACGCCCCGTAGGCGAGGAAGATGTCGCTTCCGTTGATGAGCACCCCTCCTATCATAGCGCCTTCACCCCCTTCGTGGCCATCGACCCCACGTCCGCCTTCATCTCCTTCAGGCACGCCCTGATCTCCACGGAGAGGGAGCTGATGGACGCCGTGTCGCCGTGAATCCCTATCACGTGGTACAGTATGTCGTTCGTCGAGCCGAGCATGAGGGAGAGCAGCGACCGCGACTCCCTCGCGTCGTCCCTGACCTCGCTCAGCATGGAGTTCTGCACCGTCAGGAGCCCGTTGGTCTCGTCCACGCTGTCCTGCGACGCGGCAAAGCCGGACTTCGCCACGGCGGAACGGGAACTCTCCGCGAAGTCGGCGACGGAATAGCCTGATGCCGGCAGCACGCTGTCTACCGCCGCCTTGGCGGTCCCGATGAGCGTCGGGATGCTCTGCATGATCTCGTTCAGTATCCCCGCAAGGCTCCGGTGCCTTGTCGAGTCGTCGTCGATGGCGAACACGCCCAGCAGCCTGTCCCTGTACTGTTCGAGGTACGTCCCCACCACGAACTCCTTGATGAAGCTCTTGGCGATCCCCTTTGCCGCTTCGGCCCCGATGTCCCGGAAGTCGTCGAACCCGGCCTCCGCGCCGCTGACGATCGCGTCCCAGAGGGTGTCCGTGATGCTGTCGCCCAGACCGCCGAGAAGGTCGCCCACGTAGCCCTCCACGACGGAAAGACCCTCCTCGTACGCTTCCCGCAGCTCGATCGCGTTCTCGATCTGCTCCTTCTGCTTGTCTGTCAGCTCGTCGTTCCACGTTTCGAGGAACGCCTTCGCCTTGGCGGGGTCGAGCAGCCCGTCCTCTCCCCAGATGTCCTGCGTGCGGAAGGCCGTGTACGTGTCCGACCTGCCCCACAGGTTCGACCACCATGAGTAGTCCCTGCTCTTGAACGACTCCGCGTACAGCTTGTTGCTCTCGACGCGGAACTGCGTCATCGCCTTGCGTGCCGCTCCGAACGCGTCTACCGCCTTCCTCGCCGCTCTGTCTCCGAACATGCCCTCGTAGTCCCTCTCGTTGATCTGGACGGCCATTATCTCCAGCGACTGCCGGAACATCTCGTTGTTGCGCTTGAACTGCTCATTCGCCTTCCTGTACGACACGAACGCGTCAACGGTCGCGTCGATCACCCCGGTCACCGCCGACACCGCAGCACCTATCATGTCCCCACGCGCAAGCGCTTCTATGGAGCCGCCGAACGTGTCGGCGAACCCGGCGATCATCTCGCCCGCTTCCGCAAGACCCTCGTCTCCGCTGATCTCCGCTATCTCCCTCATCGAATCCCCGATCTTGGACACCGCGGACAGGAGCGAATTGACGGCGGTCGCCCGTATCGACTTGCGCATGTCCTCCGCAGCCCTCGCCGCCGCTTCCGTGGCGGCAGCTATCTCGTTCCGGTCCTTGACCTCGGCGGTCTGGGCGTTCTTCAGTCTGTTCCTTGCGGCGATGAGCCCGTGTATCGATTCCGTCACGGCTTCGACGCCCGCGTCCCATCCGGTGAAGCTGAACTCGTCGATGGCACGCTGGAGCTCGTTCACCCTGTTCGACATCGCGTCGATGTCCGCCACGTCCGCGCCCTCGCTTATCAGCTTCGACAGCCGTCCCCTCGCCAGCGCCAGCGCTTCCTCCATCCCCGCCTTCGACAGGTCGGACACGTTGGCGAATATCTTCCGGTACGCCGTGCTGTACACCGCGTCCAGCTCCTCCAGCTCCCTTGCGAACATCTTCCGGTAGAGCTCCCTCTGCTCCCCGTCGGCGGCGTTGATCTTCCCCAGCCACTTCATGTGGATGGCGAACCGCTTCTGCTCGTAGGAGCCGTAGGACTCCAGCTCGCTCATGTACGCGTCCTCGGCGTCGGATGCGGCCGCGTCCTTTTCCGCGTCGACGATTCCCTTCGCCAGCTCCTTCCGCACGGCGACCAGCTTGTCCGTCTGCGAGAGCATCAGCCCCAGCAGCTCGCGTGACTCCGCCTCCGCTATCCCGCTCATGGTCTTCTCCAGCAGATCCTTCACGGCGGCCAGCTGGCGGTCGAGGACGGACGTGTCCCAGCCCTTCTTCGCCCACTCCGTGCGCTGGCGCTCTATCTCCTTCTCGGAATCCCTGTACGACTTCACCGCGGCGGCACGCTCGCGCTCGTATCCGGCGACGGCGAGAGCGGCCTTGGCGTCGTAGTAGGCACGCCATGCGTCAAGGGACTGCATCAGCTCCTCCCTGTCCTTCATGGCGGCCGTCCTGCCCTTGGCTGCGGCCTCCTCGGACTGCGACCGCAGGTCGTCTATCTTGTCGGTCGCCGACCTCACGGCTTCGGCGTAGGCTTCCGCGTCGTCGGCCTGCTCCGGAGTGAAGAACCCGGAACCCTTCATCTTCTCCCGGAACTCCGTCATCGTCTCCACGTACCTCTCGATGTACTTCCGAGCCTTCTCCTCCGCTTCCTCGGCCTTCTTCGCCGCCTTCTCCGCGTTCTTCCCGGCGTAGAACTCGCTCATCGCCGTCCTGACCTCCTCGATGTCCGCTCCGGTCTGCGACGCGCCGGACATGGCGAGCCCGGTCTTGAACCTCTGCCACAGGTTCGGCTTCGTGGACTCCCTGTCCTCGGCCTTCACCCGGTTCTCGATGGCGGTCCTGTACAGCTCCTCCGCCACCGACAGCGCGGCGGTCGCCTGCGCCTTCATGTAGAGGGCGTCCACCACGTCGCCGCTCTTCTCGACCATGATCCGGTCGTACTCGTTCCTGTTGCCCGCGGATATGCCGAGCGCGTCGAGGTTCTTCTTCTGCTCCCTGTAGATCTCGTTCTGGCGCTTCAGGTTGCCCTCCGCCGCCTTCCATTCCGACTGCATCGCCCGGAACTGCGCCAGCTGGTCGGCATAGGACTGCGACACCGCCGCCCTGTACTTCTTCTGCGCTTCGGCGTTCTTCTTCGCTTCCTCGCGGAGCCTGGACACGACCGCTATGGCCGCTATCACCGCCGCCCCTCCGAGCAGCGCCAGCGCACCGTGGAGACCGATTGCGGCCGTCCGCGCGACGTTCGCGCTCATTCCCAGCCGCTGGAGCCCCGCGGCCGTCCTTGCGTTCCACGCGTCCCACAGCCTCGTCGCCTTCGTCACGACCGTGATCCGGAAGGCCGAGGTCGAGTGGAGCGTGTTGGCGACCTGCTGCAGGCCCATCAGCATCGCCATCGAGGACTGCATCCTCGTCTGTATCTTCACCAGCTTCTCCTGATCGGACGCGAACTGCCCGGCCACGCCCGACGCGAGCGTATACGCGCCCATCAGCCCCTGCAGGCCGCTGGTCATGCCGGACACCATTCCACCCATTCCGCTGGACATCGCCCGCTGGCTGGTCGTGAACTCCCTCGTCGCGATCGCCAGCCGCTTCATCTCGGCTTCGAGCCGTATGTACTCGTCGGTGTTCTGCTGGCCGTCCATGCGCATCCGGCGCATCTGCTCGCTCAGCTTCAGCATCTGCGTCCGGAAGGTCAGCGCGGTCGGCGCGGACTTCGACTTCATCTGCTCCTCCAGCTGCCGGAGAGCGGCCTTCTCGGCGTTCACCTCCTGTATGAGCTCGCGGAACTGCTTGACGAGAGCCTTGTTCGCGCCGCCCGTCCGGTTCACCTCGCCCCTCGTGTAGGCAAGCTGCGATTCGAGATCCGCAAGAACCTTCTTCTGGATGGCGATGCTTTCGGTCAGTTCCTCCGCCGCTGCGGCGGCCCTGTCGCCCGACGACTTGAACGACGAGCCCAGCGCGGGGACGGAGCCGGACAGCTTCCTCACGCCGGACTCCAGAGAGTCAAGCTTCTTCGACGTGGCGTCCGCCGCGCTGTCGATGCGCTTGAAGCTCCTTTCGGCCTCCTGCGCACCCTTCTCGACGTTGACGTCGAGCCCTATGCCGTAATATGTGCCCTGTCCTGCCATCGTGTGTGCCGTGCTATACTTTGAAGTTTCCAGGTATGTTCGCGTCTATGCTCTCGTCCCAGCCGTCATCCGCGTCCGAAAAGTCGTACGACGGGAAGGCCGCGCTCAGCATGATCAGGCTCGCGTAGCTGTGCCCGTACATCACCTCGTCGTAGGTCATGCCGAGCCCCTGCATCATCCCGAGGACGACCGCCCAGACGCTGTCGTTCCTCCGACCACTTCCCCGTCTCTTCTTGTCCTTCGCAGAAGGTTTATCTCTGTCAGGGAAGTGGTAAGACCGAAAAAATCGTCTATCCCCGCGACGTTCAGAATCCGGTTTATCCCGACCCGCATCTCGTACGGGGTGGCCGTCCGCATGAGGAAGTCCGCGAAACGGGCTGTTCCCTTCGATCTGCGGCGTTTTTCCCGCGCGGACAGGTCTTTGTCCCTCGGCACCCCCTTGACGAGGACTGCGGCGATTTTTCCGAGGTCGCGGCAGTCCGGGGCGACGAGCAGCACCTCGGCCAGCACGTCCTTCGGGTCGAGCTTCACGGCCGGGAGCCCCGAGATCAGCTCCGACGCGGCGATGAGGGTGGCCATCGTCGGGGGCGGGACGGAGTAGTCCACCCCTCCCAGCGTCACCGTCACCTCCCTCTCGAGGAGGACGTCCGCGGCCATCCGCTCAACAGTCTTTTTCTTCTTCATTCGCGAATCGTTGAAAAAACGCCGGACGGAGTGCCCGCCCCCGCCCGGCGTCAGTCAGAATCATCAGTCTCCGGCCGGAGCGGCCTTCGGCACTCTCTTGTACCAGGGCGTGTTGTCGTCCACCTTCAGGAGGCTGAACGTGAGGTCGGCGTAGTTGCCCTCCTCCTCGCTCCAGCCCGGCTTGAACTTGACCGAGGTGAGAGGGGCGTCGATGCCCATCGCCCCGACGTTCTTCGGTTCCACGCGCAGTGCGAAGTTCCCGGCCGGGATGTGGGTGTCCACGTCGAACGCGTCCCCGGATGCCTTCCCGAGCCCGAGGGCGGTGTACAGGGCGGCTTCAGGCTCGATCACCCGCGCGGTGAAGACGAGCCCGCCCTCCAGATCCTCGTGCGCCACCTCCACACCGCCGGTGGCCCTGGCGGAAAGCGCGTCGCCGTCGGATGCCTCCAGAACGGCCGACTGGTACTTGACGGTGCCGACGCTCGTCATCGAGGTCGGCATGGTGCCGGTACCGGAAGCGGTACCGATCTTGACGGAGCACTTGCTCCATGCCATGATTTTCTTTGCCATGTCGTATAAAATTTTGTTAATCGTTAATCGTTGATGCTTGTTCTCCTGTATTCTATCCTCATGTTCACGCAGTGCTGCTCCGCGTCCTTCACCTTGTAGGTCCTTATCGCGGACTCCAGCCGCATGTCGTAGTCCTCCAGAACCGCCGTCTCGATGAACTCCTGGCACCTGCCCGCGATGTCGGAGCAGGTACCGATGTCCTTCACGGGACCGGCGCCGTTGTCGATGTCCGCCACGTAGCAGTTCACGTTCACGACCCCCTCCTGCGTCTGTCCGTCAAGCCCGGCGTTGTGCGCCACCACCACGTCCCCGGACGGGGAGCCCAGCGGGCGCACGCCCTCGCGCAGGACGTTCATCCCGGCGAACAGCGGGCTGGACTTCACCAGCAGGTAGATGTCCCGCTCCACGTCGAGCGGCGTCTTCCTTCTCATCTCTTTATCTCTTGTTCATCTTGTCGAGCAGCTCCCTCATGACCCTGTTCGCGTAGAGTTTCGACGACGCGAGCACGTCCTTGTTCTCCATGGCCTCCACATAGGCGGCGTACTCCATCCCCGCGACCACGATCAGCACCATCCCCTTCCGGAAGCCCTCCACGAGATCCGGAAGCGACCGGGCGAACGCCCTCCCCTTCTCGGAGCCCTCGGCCCCGTCGAGCACCGTGTCGAACCCGCCCTCGTGGACGACCTTCCCGTCCTCCGCTATCACGAATCCGATCGAGCTCCGCAGGTTCCCGGTCTGGTCGTACCAGCTCTCCTCCCCGCTCCTGTTCCAGATATAGTTCACGGTCTCCACGCCCACATAGGAAAGCATCTGGAAGTACTCGTCCCTCAGCTCCCCGAGCCTTGCGGCCACGTACCGGGTGAACGTGTTCCCCACGACCTTGCGCTTCATCCCCATAGCTACTCCACGTAAAGCAGGGTGTTGAACTGACGGTGCGGGCAGTGGTGAACCGTGCCCTCCCCCGTGAGGGAGCCGTCGGCTCCGTAGAGCCTGACCCTCCTCCCAGTGTAGTCCGTCCCCGACCCGTCGAGCCATACCGCGTACCGGAACACCTTGAACGTGCCGTCCTCGTTCCGATAGACGTTCGTCTCGGTGTTGTTCTCGTACCTGCACGGCACGGGGTCGGACCAGGACTCCGCGGCCGGGACGGGTTCGCCGTACTCGTTGAACCCGCCGCCGGAAGCGGTCCTGAAACGGATGAGGTGGGGGCGGAAGTCTACCATGGCGCGCTACATGAACCTGACCGCGGGCCTGTCGGAAAGGACATCCTCCAGCCCCAGTTCCCTGCACCGCAGCGAGTACCACCTCAGGATCGATTCCCGGTCCGCCCGCGACACGCTCAGCCCGCCTTCCGAGACGGACGACGGCGCGAGCAGGAGGAGCGGGACCGCCCTGACGACGGCCACGTCGGTCGCGATGAGGTCGGAGGGGTCGACCGCCGCGTCCGGGTCCAGCCCGCCCCGCGCGGCTATGCCGAGCAGGGAGGCGTCGGACAGCCGGACGCCGAAGTCGGCGAAGGTCTGCCGTATGTACTCCGAGCAGGTCATGACGGAACCATCATACGGTCATCATCCGACACCGGACGATTCGGGGGCCGTATCGCATTCCGAGAGGTCGAAGTTCACGATCCGGTTGGGTGCGTCGAACTGCGGAATCCACTCGGCGGTGTACTCCATGTAGCGGCCTTCCTTGTCGCGGTAGTTGCTGATGAGCATCCCGCCGTCGGCCGGGGTGTAGTTGCGCCCGGGAACCGGGTCGGTGGCCTCGTACGGCACGTGCCAGCGCATCGAGCCGATCTTGTCCTGCGGGATCAGCGTGATCCGGTCGTCGGCGTAGACCGCCGTGTTCGAGCCGTTCTGATCCTGCACGTAGTCGGACTTGATCTCGATCGCCGGGAGCCCGATGCCGGTGAAGACGTCGGACGCGAGGTCGGACGAGATCAGGCCGGAGCTCACGTAGAGCTGGTTCGACCCGAGGACGGCCTTGAACTTGTCTCCAAACTCCGAGGAACCGATGATGTGGTCGTTGAACGTCTTGCGGGTCATCACCATCTTCGCGAACGAGCCGAACTGGGGACGGAGCGTCTCCACCTGGTCCATCAGGTAGGAGATGAACTTCTTGCTGCTGTCCACGTACACGTCCGCATAGGCGGGCTTGATGGCGTGCAGCGGGAGCGTGATGCTCAGGAGGTCTGCCGCGTCCGCGTCGGAGCGGTTGTCCTTGTTCTTCACGGTCGCCGCGCCCGTCATGAGCAGGGAGCCCACGACGAGGTCCATCCGCTTGTGCGCCGCGAGGGTCACCTGGCGGTAGTCGTCGGCGACGAAGGCGATGATCTCGTCCAGCGCCGCGGCCTGGTCCGCGGACTTCGCCGCGTTGAACTTGTCGATGAGGTCCTGGACCTCCGACAGGCGGTCGACGGACATCTGGTAGGCGTCGCCCAGGTAGGCGACCTCGCCGTAGCCGTAGCCGAGGTTCCGGCGCTCGCGGATCGGCTTCTCGCCGTAGCGGGAGTTGACCGACCCGGCCATGACGCCCGTCACGGTGCCGAGGTACGCCTTGAACACGCGGGTCGTGGTCTGGCGGAAGTCAAGGAACTGCCTCCAGTAGATCGCGTCCGTGCGGGTCTGCAGCACGCGGTCGATGACCGCTGAAACGATGTTGTGGTCGTTGAAAAGTCTTTCGATAGTAAGTTGCATGGTATTCTTCCTTTATTCGTTGAACTGGAACCAGCCCTTGAGGGCCTCCTTGTCCTCCGTCGCGTACGGGATGGCGAGCTTGTCCGGCTCGATCTCCGCAGCAGTGCGCAGGAGCGCCACGTTGTTGATGCCGCTCTCCACGGTGTGGGAACCATACAGGGCGGAGTTGGCGACGGCCTTCTTCGTCTTGCCGTTCACGGCCGTAGCCTCGAAGATGACGGCCCCCACGGCGAGGTCCACCCCGAAGGCGGCGCCGAGGGTGAGCGCGTCGTAGTCGGCGTCCGAGAAGTCGACGGCCGAGACGGTGGCTCCCTTGGAGCCGTTGCCGATGTGCATCCCGGCGTAGGGAAAGCAGCCCTTGGCGACCTTGAGGGTCAGGGCGGTCTCCCCGGTGGTGTAGGCCGCGGCCACCGTGAAGTTCCTCACCAGAGAGCACTTCCTGTTCTTCAGGTCGGCCTTCACGGGAGCGAACGAGGGCAGCCGGGAACCGGCCGGGAGGTTGGTCGTGTCGAGGATGAACGAGCCCCTGCGGCGGATGCCGCTCTGGACGTCGTATCTCTCCTCCTTCTCAACCTCCGGCGTGAGATTGTAGGTAAATCCTGCTGACATAGCGTTTTACTTTTTTTGTGATTCGACAATTGATTTCGTTCCGTCGGAGATCATCTTCGCGATGGCCTCCGACTCGGTCCTCATCCGGTCCTCCGCCGTCTGCGGCGGCTTGACCTCAGAGAATCCGCTGTCGGCGAAGTCCTGCTTCGCCTGCTTCATAAATGCGTCCAGGTCGGCGTCGGGCGGCACCTGCATGTACTTCGCGACCGCCTCCGGTATCCTGTACTCGGCGGCTTTCGCCATGATCTGCCTGCGCCTCTCGGCCTCCCTGTCCCTCGCGTCCTGCTCGGTGAACCGGTCGATGACGGGCTTGAGGAGCTCGGAGACGATCGACTTCACGCCCTCCGCGGTGAGCGGACCGGCAGCATCGTCGCCGTCTTTCTTGTCGTCCTTCCCGTCGTCGTCCTTTCCCTCCTTCGCGGGATTCGCCTTCCTGTAGTCCTCGAACTGCTTCATGAGGCCCGACTTCTCGTTCCTCAGCCTGTCCGTCTCGGACTGCAGGACACCCAGAACCGGACCCGCGGCGCCGATGGCGGCCTCGATGTCCTTTTCCTCCTTCACGCCCGGCTCCAGCCAGCCGGCTATGCGGTCGAGCGCGTCGTCCCCCAACCCGAGATGGGAATACTTCGTTTTGAGGGCTTCGAAAATTTTCTTCTTCATGTGCTTCACACGTTTACGTTTATGACAAAAATAACCGTCACGGAACGCATAAAAGAAGATTCCGGGGAGTAAAAAATGACAATCGGTGCGATTGTCATGATTGAGCGGGCGAATTCCTTTTTTCCGGGGTTCCCGCGTAATATATTTGTCATGGAAACGGACGGAAGCGCACGTGAATCAGAGATACAGCCCGCGAGAGCGGACGGGGTTTGGAGAAAACCCTCAAAACGTACCGGAGTGCGCCCGCCATCCATTTCCAACCGGTACGTTTTTTTTATTGTTCAACCGCGTCGTCATGCATAAATTGTCACGGAGGATATACGACCGCTGCATCGGCTCACCCGAGTCGCTGAAGGCCCTCGCGTTCGCCGTGTACATGAAGAACGTCCGTCCGGCCTCCGTCGTCGTGGGCTGGTCGTACCGTCTGCTGTCGTCCCTTTCCGGGGTGAGCCCCAACACCGCCCGGAGGCGCGTGATGGCGCTCGCGGAGATGGGGCTCGTCCGCTTCTCGGAGCGGAACGGGGTCAGGCGGATCGAGTTCGGGCGGCTGGGGCGCGAGAAGGTGCGGCGCAGGGTCCAGCCGGTACCGGGGAAGACCCTCTGCCGCACGAAGCGGAACGGCGACATCGACCTCTCGCCCCTCGACATGTCATCCGTCGGGGCGGTGGAGGACGGGCTGCGGGCGCTCCTGCCCGCCGAGATACAGAGGAGGAAGGAACACCTCGAGCGGTCTGCCGGTCGGAAAGGGTTCGCATCCGCGCGGGAGAAGGCCGCGCTGGAAGAGAACCTCCGCAGGCGCGGCAAGGAGGAGTTCACCGACGACGGCATCTCGGTGCGGCACCTGTGCGGCAGGATGAGGTGCTCGCCCGCGACCGCCATCGGCGCCGTGAGGCGCGGGACAGAGGCGGGGCTCTACTCGTGGAGGATTCCGCCGGCGGAACAGACGTTCGTCGGGAAGGGGAGGGGAAGGCACGCGCTGAAGTTCTTCCCCGGATGCCACTTCGCCACGGACAGCAACGTCTACAGGATGAAGGCGCGCGTGTTCATCCTCCCCGACGGCAGAAAGCCCGGCTTCCACGGCGTTTCTTCTCTTTCTCCATCTTCTCTGGTGAACTGACGAAGGACGGACGGGGGATATATATCCGACATTATTACGTTACCGGAATTGCACACGGCTTTTTCAGCGAAAAAGGACCGTGAAAATTTTGCGGCACGAAAAAAGCGCCCCCTGAAAAAGGGCGCTTTCATCGTCTGTCGCGGATTCGGTCAGTCCGTGACCGTCTTCGCGTCCGGTTCCTTCCCGTCCTCCTTCTCCTTCCTCTCCTCCAGTATCCGCTCGTACTCGTCTTCCGCCTGCACGGCGTTGCCGACGAACGCGATCCCGGCCTTCGTGCTCCACACGGGGCCTCCGCTGGCCTCCACGGCGGTCTTCACGCGGTCGGCCACGCAGTCGATCATGTACGGCTGCGGGACCGCCTCGATGTCCGCGGTCTGGGACGCGGGCAGGAGGGAGGAGTTCATCTCCCCGAGGATCGTGGACACGAGGTTCACACGGCGCTGGAGGAACGGGCCTACCTCCTCGTAGTGGTTCTCCGTTGCCATGTGCGCCCCCATGAAGTGGAAGCGGAACGCCGTGCCGCTCACGGCGGCCATCGACTTGATCCGGTCGAAGGAGATCCGCGGGGTGTTCGTCAGCGAGTAGGCGAGCTCGAGGTTCGTCTCCACCTCGAACTTCACCGTGTCCGGCACCTGGTCCCACGTGAGGTAGATCGGGGCCTTGGCGTCCCGCCCGGTGACCTGGATAATATGGTTCCGCTTCCCGCCCTGGACGTTCTCCGCCTCGCCGAAGTGGACGAGGTAGGGGAAGAAGTGGTAGTCGATGCAGTCCCCGTACTGCGAGAGGGTCTTCTCCAGCCGGGCGCGGAGGTGCGAGATGTTCTTCGTCAGCGGCTCGCTCCGCCACATGTAGACCACGGGTATCTTCGAGAAGCCGTGCTCGTAGGTGTTGCCGGGGTCCTCGACCCAGCCGCCGTTTTTTTCCTGCCGCCACGTGAAGACCTTCCGGTCGGTGATGCACATGTACCTCCGCTCCTCGTCCCCGTCCCCGGCGGCCACGGTGTAGCCGCGCATGAAGGCGGTCATCTGCCCGTCCTCCATGAAGGGGACCAGCTCGTCGCCCCGGAAGGGAGACCACACCACGCAGCGGGGTCGCTTGGCGGGGAACTTGCCCGTGACGGCCGCGGAGATGCGCCGCCAGGTCTTCGCCCAGAAGCCGTCGGTGTCCGGAGCGGCGTACCAGTACTCCGCCACCTCCTGCTCGGAGAGGAGCGAGCGCACCTCCTGCCGGTTCAGGTACTTGACGTAGTTCTTCCGGAACGTCTGCCGGAGCGCGGAGAGGAGCCTCTTCTCGTCCCGGTCGTCCGTATCGCAGACCGTGTCCGGCTCCGTCCCGACCGCGAACGCCGTGTGGATGTTCACGATGTCCTGCTCGATGGGGAGCGGAATCCGGTTCACCTCCACGTCCTCGTACCTGTCGTCCGTCACGACCGTGGAGCCGGACGCCTCGTCGTAGACCCTCCGGCCCTTCTCGACCATCACACGCTCGTCCTTGTGCTTCTCCTTGTCCATGATGTCGTGCTTCATGGGGTCCCACGCCGCGAGGTTCGCGGCCGTGTCCGGGGCCTTGTAGCGACCCCGGTGCTTCTTCAGCTCCTCGATCCGGTCCCCGATGTCGGGGATGGAGAGGACTTCGTCGATCTTTCTCATAGTCTATAGTTTTACGGTCTGATGTCGTTTGTTATCGGTTGTACATCGACGAGTCGGACGGGGCCTTCACGCGGCCGAGGAGCCTTCCGGTGCAGTAGTACCTGCAGGCATCGATGCAGTGATCGTCCCCGTCCCGCGGCCTGTTGACGTACCGCCCGTCCTTGTCCCTGTCCCAGACGTAGTTCCGGAACTCGTCGAGCATGTTGAACGAGTCCTTCGTCACGTGGATGTTCTTCCCGAGCATGAAGTCGATCCCCGCCGCGACGGAGCCCGGGCCCTTCGACACGGGGTAGATGTTGATCCCGCCCAGGGCGATCTCGTCCACGAGCCGGGGGTCGGCGCTCTCGGAGTAGACGGGGAGGTTCCACGCGCGCAGCTCCCCGACGATGTCCTTCGCCCTCATCCCCGTGCGGTAGAAGATCTCCTTGAAGTACAGGTCGTCCCCGGCAGCGCCGCACAGCACGGCGGCGGTCTTGTCAGTCGAATACCCGAAGTCCAGCCCGATCGACACCCTGTCGCACCAGGAGGGGAATGAGTCCACCTCGTAGACGGTCTTGAACACCGCGCCCTCCGCCACGTCCGACCACTGCCCCATGAACGTGTGGGCGTACCGCTTCGGGTCGTTCTCACGGCACTCGGCAGCGGCCGCGAGGAACTCCGGCGAGAGGTTCCCCATGTTGTCGAGGTAGGACGTGTGGATGTGCAGGACGTCCGGGTGCGTGCTGATCTGCACGGGGACCCCGTCGAAGCGCTCGATCCGGTGGGAGTTCTTGATGAACCTCCGGTACACCCAGTGGTTGCTGTCCGTGGGGTTCATGATGATGACCACGAGGTTCCGGATTCCCTTCTGGCGGATGGAAAGCCGGATGACCTCGAACTCGTCCTCGGAGGTCCACTCCTCGCCCTCGTCCACCACGAACACCGAGAGCCCGTGGATGGACTTCAGCTTCGCGGTCTGGTTCCCGGAGGAGGTCTTGATGCCCCGGAACAGGATCTTCCCGCCGGTCATCCGGTTGTGGATCTCCGTCTTCGTCCGGCGGAAGTACCTCCCCGTACCGTCCGCGTCGATCTTCTCCATCACCTCCGGGATGATCGACATCCCGGCGGACAGCATCGTGTACCGGGTGTAGAGGATCGTGTGGGCGATCCGCTCGGAGGTCTCGGGGTCGGTGTTCAGCTCGAACGTCAGGCGCTCGACGAACGTGGAGGCGTTGTAGCTCTTGGCGCCACCCCGCCCCCCGGTCAGGAGTATGATGCTCCTGTCCGTGTTCGTGTACATCGGATGGAAGGCCGGCTGCGGGACGATCACGGCTCCTCCTCCACCCGCTCGGTGATCCACTTGTCGATGTCCACGCCCCGCTTCACGTCCTTCGGGATGCCGTCGTCGTCATCGGAGCCCCGCTGGATCTTGCGCCACTCGGGGTCGTGGTGGAACAGCCACGTGGACATCGCCTGCTGGCTGGGCGGGAGCTCGGACTCCGACTCCTGCACCACCTGCTTGTCGGTGAGGTACAGGTACCCGGTGCCGCCGCACCGCGGGCAGGAATCGTCCTGCCCCATGCAGGTGCACCGCTGGCGGACGTAGCTCACGACCTTGGATCTCAGACGCTTGCCGCCGAGGGCGGACTTCAGGTACGCGCCGCGGACGATGCCGTTTATTTTCGAGCGGGCACGCGCTAAGACCCGACAAAGACGCGCCGATCGGCGCGCGTTCCCATCCGCGTCCCATCCGTTGTAGTTCCCGTTCTTCATCTTCCCGAAGACGTCCGGTTCGAGCGTCTGCCCGAACCTGTCCCCGAGGGCGTAGGCTATCTCCGCGTCCGTGAGCCCCTGCATGGCGAGGGCGTAGATCTCCTCGTAGAACTCGTCCCCGTCGTAGTCGAACTTGGGGACGATCTGCCCTTTCGCGTTCCGCTTGTGTTTCTCTGCCATCTCTGTTTATCTTTTTTTCGTCATCCCGTCATCTCTACCATCCCGTCGAACTCCTCTCCCTTGATGAACCGTATGCCCCCTGGATAGCCGAAGCGGTTGAGGAACGCCTCTTTCGCTTCGCGGGCGTCGAACGACAGCACAACGTAGGCGTCCATGTTCTCCGCGTCCCTGACGGCCTTCTCCCTGACGGAAGCCTTCACGTCCTTCATGTGGGCGGTTCTATCCTCTTCTGACATTTCCTCCTTCGCCGCCTTGGCGGCCTCGCGTTCGGCCTTCCTCCGCCGCCTCTCCGCGTCGCGTGCCGCGTCCAGCGGGGCTGTCAGCCCTTCGAGCGCGGACGCCAGCTCGTTCTCCCCCTCCGTCCGGTGGAGGTAGTCGAGCCCGATGAGGGAGAGGTCCGCGTCGGTCAGCCCCGCGGCCCGGTAGTCGATGTCCGGGACCAGCCTCGCCAGCGCGTCCATGTCCCAGGTGCCCTGGCTGTTCGGGTTGTTGAGCAGGATGTTCAGCGTCTTCTCCTGCTTCTCGTCCACGTCGATGACGTCCGCCCGGAGGACGTAGTCGTTCTCCGGGTACTTCTGGAGCTCGTCCATCACGGACAGGCGCTGGTGGCCGCTGACGAGGGTCATCCCCGTCCGGCGGTTCACGATTATCCCCCCGACCAGGCCGAACTCGCGGATTCCCCGCTTGAGGGACCTGCGGGCCTCCTCGCTTATCCTGCGGGGGTTGTACCCGGCCAGACGTATCTCGGAACGCCGGATCTCGGCGGATTCGCTCCTTACGTATCTGCTCAGCCCGGGGGCTTCCCCTTCTGTGTTTCCTGACATTGTGATTGTGATCGCTGTTTGTTCCGTTCATCCTCCTTTCGCCGGTGCGCCTCGAACAGGATGCGCTCCGACATGGGGAAGACCTCGTAGATTTTTTCCAGGTCCCCGGGGAACCTCTCCTCCAGCCAGAGGAAGCAGTCCTCGTTGAACCCTATCCCGTTGGACGCCTTCAGCCCGTACCGGACGGGCTCGGGGAGGCCGTTCTGCCGCATGTACGCCAGCACGTGCCGCTGCGTCCAGTCCGCCAGTGGGTATGCCGCCCCGTCACGGATGTAGCCGTCCTTCTCGTATCCCATGAGCTGGAGCCTGCGGTTCATCGAGTCCGCTTTCTTCATGCCGAGGAAGACGTATTCGAGCCCGGTGGCCATCCGGACGGACTTCATGGCGTCCTTCAGCGTGAGGAGCCGCACGTCCGGCTGCGGGGCGCAGTAGAGCCCCGACCGGAGGATGTACGTGAGGTTCCAATGCGGGATCTGCATGAACTCCGCCCCGGGGTACCTCGCCTTCGCCCACGCCAGCCAGCGCTCCACGTGCTCCAGCCCCTTCACGAAGTACATGAAGACGCAGACGAGCCGCCTGAAGCGCGGGTAGAGCATGTCGAGGAGGACGAGGCTGTCCTTGCCGAGCGACAGGAAGAGCACGGCGCCGTCCGTCCTCGACCTGACGGCGCCGATGCACTTCTCCGCCGACTCGACTGGCGTCACGGCCTATCCGCCGCTCAGGCCCAGGGATACCCTGACCTGACGGTAGACGGTGTTGCGGGACACGTAGCGCCCGCCTGTCCTCGCCCCGGAGAGTCCGACCCGGCTCCCGCGGTAGTTGCTCGTTGAAAAAGTTGTTCTTCTGACTCAGCAGTTGATTTTGAAGTTTAACATAGGTTTACATGTCGGCCCGTGGCCGTTCGGTCACCGCACCGAGCGTGTACACGACCTGCGCGGCGTAGTATTCGATCCCGCCCTGCTCGAGTTCGATAAACTCGCCGTTCTCGTCCACGAACAGCTGGATCTCGGCGTCCTTCACTTCAACCAGGGCGGACGGGCGCCTGCCGGAATACGCCCCGGTGTAGAAGCGGATCGCGTCGTAGCGGCGCGGCGTGATCGCCCCGTCGCGCATGACGCAGTTGCCGTCTTCGTCCAGAAGGCAGTACCTCGCCTGCGTGGACGGGCGGATCTCGCGGAATTCCTGCTTCTTCTCGCCCGAGAGTATCCGGTCGAAGAATTCGCGTCTTACGGAAAGCGTGAGTATTTCCATGTCGTAAAAATTTTATACCGTAGTAGCGGGGGCGGGATTCGAACCCGCGACGTCCGCCAAGTCAAAGCGGCAAGCTGCCTCTGCTCTACCCCGCATCCAAAATTACCAAACGCCCCGATTCATCGCAAACGGTTTGCATTTGTTTCGTGACAATCGTCCGCATTGTCACGGATTCGCCGTGAAAAGGTCGCCGCCGTCGAAGGCCGCCCACGATTCATCCTCGCAGCGTACGGCGACCCGTGCTTCTGCTACTGGGTCATGGCCATAGGGCTCGGGAGGGTTGTGGAGCTGCGCCGGAAGGGGCAGCCGTCCGCTTACAGCCCGAGCCACTCCGCGACGGCCTCCATCTTCGCGTCCACGGACTCGCGGAACCCCCTGTAGGTTCGGTACCAGAGCATCAGATCCGGCGCCATGTTCGACACGGACGACCCGGACTTCTTCCCCATCGCGGCGGCGACCGCGGCGCGAACGCCGGGGCGCATCCTCATCCCGACGAGGCTCCCCGGCGAGTAGAGCGCCAGCGCGACGAACACGAACTCGCGGTCCGTCAGCGACCCGCCGGAAATCTCCAGCAGCTTCTCCCTGATGCCCCCCAGCAGCGACAGGTCGGTCAGCGGTGGCTCCGTGCGCTCCGCGTACAGACCCGCGACCACCCCGCCAAGGCGGCGGATGTCGTCGAGGTCGTCCAGCATTTCGATTCTCTTAATCATGATCATAGTTTTTCGGTTAAACGGTCACAGCGGCTTCACTTTTAGCGGGAGCCCGGCGGACACCCACGCCAGGAGGGCGGCGTCCCGCCCGTCCTGGTTCGTCCGGCCGACCTCCCCGGCGATGTGGCAGAGCTCCTTGTGGGTGATCTTCCTGTCCCGTCCCCGCCATATCTTCGGCAGCGGCGCGGCCTCCGACACCCGTATCCCCATGTGGCGGCACATCTCGCAGATCAGCGCCCCCGTCTGATGGTTCATCCCCACGCTCCGCCCCTTCGCGGCGGCCGCGGCCTTCGAATCGCGGGGGGACACGTGCCAGTTCCCCCGGACGAGGTAGGACGCCTCGACCACGACCCGCAGGCTCCTACCGGACTCCGCCGCGGCGTCGCGCACCTCCCGGAGGCGGTCCATGAGCTCCGGGAACGGCAGGGTGCACACCCTCAGCTCCCTCGTCCGGACGTCGAGGAGGGCGAAACCGCTGCGGGAGATGTCGGGGTCGATCCCCGCCACGATGTCGAACGCACCGCGGGCGAACGCCGTCGCCTCGGGCATCCTGTTTATTGTCTTGCCCATCTCTTTTCAGTTTTTTCTTCCGCGACCTCGAATCTCTTGGCGATTATCGTGACATACGTCCTCTCGCCGTTGAGTCCGATATGCGTCTGCGAACGGAGTTCGCCCTCCACCCGTATGACCGCGCCCTCCTTCAGCGCGGACAGGTCGCGCCCGTCCCCTTCGCATGACTCCACCGGGAACCACTGCGTTTCGGTGTACGTCTCCCCGGATCTGTACCAGTCCTTCTGGTGCGCCACCAAAAAATAGGCGACCTCCCACTCCGCGCCGACGGCGCCGATGATCTTGACTCTGCCGACGCGGCCTTCCAATGTAACCTGATTGACGAATTCCATGGCTATCCCTCCTTCTTCCGGCGGTAATACTCCCTGAAGTACGCCCGTCGACGCTCCCTGTATTCGGGGTCACGGCGCATCCGCTCCCGGTGCATGGCGACGGCACGGTCTTGGTTCCGCATGTTCTTCTCCTTCAGGCACCATTTGCACCAGTAGTCCAGCCCGTCGGCGGAGCGTGGAGAGCGGTAGAACTCATCCGTCGGCACGGCCTTGCCGCACTTGGAGCAGACCTTATTTCCCTTCATGGATTCGTGGGTTCCGTGCTCCTGCTCGGTGCAGTACCCGTATCCTCCGACCAGTCCCGCTATCGGCTTGCCCAGCGTGCATTTCGGCTCGCCGTCGATGAGTTGGAGGTTCGTGCATTGTAGGCATTGCGTTCTCATACGTCTCTTGTTTTTCTGTATTCTTTCTCGGCGACTTCTATCGCCCTGAATATCTCGTACATGACCTGCGGGACTATGGCGTTTCCGTAGGCTTTGATTGATTCCTCCCTCCATCTGTTGAAAGGAATGGATAGGTTGTCCAGCCCAATGGGAATCCCATCATTTCCTCGGTGAACAGGGGAGACAGACGGAAAGCCGTCCCACCGCGCTTTTTCAAGCCGAGCATAGTCGGGATGCTGGATAGTTGATATGTTCTTTCTCTCCCGTTCTTCCGTACCATGCAATCCGGTTTCGGCGGCTGTTGATGGTCTCTTGATAACGGAGTCGGCAAGAGACCGCTCCCCGCCATTGCTGACAAACTCTTTCCCATCTGGCTGTCCGGGTTGTAGGAGTTCGTGTACTTCTCCCCTTCTCCCGCTGTCGGTGTCGGGAGCAAACCGTTCGTCATGCCGTGTATGACTTCCGGTAGTCCCTGCTGCCGGCTCCCCGGCCCCCGTCGCCGATAGTCTTGCGTCACCGGGGATGGTAACATCCACCCTCTCTGTGTCACATATCCGCTTAATATTTCCTGTGCAAGAGTCCCAGATGTCCCCGAAACGCTCTTGCTTTTCATATTCTCTGTTACGGCATCCATCGCCGACGGCGATTTCATCAAGGTGCGCGATGAAGAACACCCTGTTCCTTCTGTGTGGCGCGCCGACGGCACAAGCCGGAATACGCACCGGCTGGACTGAATATCCCGCACGCTCAAGGTCTCCGCAGACCCGCTCGACGGTGAACCGCTCCCTCCTTTCGTATACAGCGTAACCCTCTCCGAATAGAGAGGGGCCGCGTCCCACCTCAACGTCACGAGGGGATTCCACCATCGAGAGGATTCCATCAACGTTCTCACCGACAACCCAAGCGGGCCTGACTTCTTCAATAACCCGGAGCATCTCCGGCCAGAGGTAGCGGTCGTCTTCCGCTCCTCCTCTTTTCCCGGCCGCTGAAAAAGGCTGACAGGGAAAACCTCCGGTGATGATGTCCACCCCCCCCCTGTACTTTGTGAATTCTGTTGTTGTAATGTCTTCATAACTGTCTGATTCAGGAAACCAATATTCAAGCGCCGCCCTTCCGAACGGGTTTATCTCGCAGTGGAACACGTTCTCCCACCCCATCATGGCGGCGGCTATCTCGGGGCCGCCTATCCCGCTGAAAAGGCTTGCGTGCCTCATGGCTTGCAGTGTTTCTTTTTCCAGATTTCCTCGGCTTCTTCCTCAAACTCTTCCAGCGTGGCCTGCAAGTCCTCTGCGTCCATCCACCGCATCTCCCTATGAGCGTCCACAAAATTTCCGATGAGCAGCGTCATCGGGTCATAGTACACGACGACCTCCATTGCGCTGTCGAAAGTGTAACAATCCTCGCAATCTTCTCTTCCGTCGGAATCCTCTGCACCTTCTCGATGCAGTCTACCGCCACCCTCAACGCTTCCTCCAGTTCGGCGGTGATGAAGAACTGGCGGTTCTCCGGCATCGGCGCAAGCACCTTGCGGATTTGTTCAGCAGCCTGTTCAAGGCTCATTGTGTTGTTCTGTTCCATATTCTTTTCTATTTCACCCTCTCCCATTCCGACTCCGTTATCACGTATCCGCAGTGCTCGCAGTAGTGCACATACGAGCGCCACGGGAACCCGTCCCAGTACCGCTCCACCGCATCGCAGACCTTCCCGCAGGCGGGGCAGAGGATTCTGACTTTTTCTATTTTTTCTTCAATTTCTATCATGATTTCACACTTTGAAATTATCCGCCATCTCCCCCAGCCCGCACAGCCGGAGGGCGTGCTGGAGCCGGTGGACGGTCGGGGTTTCGAATAAGGAACACCTGTTGTATCTTCTGATTTCGTCGGCATCGCAGACGGAGATTCCGGCATGGATTCCGGAAAGGATGACCCGGATGAGCCTCCCTTCCGCTTCGATGCTATACGACGCCTCCCTTCCGCTGAACCCGTTCTTCAGCAGGATTTCCGGGGTCAGAGGGATGGGCTGGAGAGGGTTGTTCTTGCAGAAACATAAAATATCCCCACCGTAGCAACGGAAATCCGCATAAGCGAAATTTCTGTCAACGGCTTCGATTTTCGTCGTATTTCCGTATTCGTCGGCCACCCAGTCACCGACCATGAGGTTTTTGAAGATATCCTTCATTTCTCCACCTCCTGTACCTGTTCAATTTTGCTGTCAATCCCCGCCCTCCACAACTCGTATTGCGGGAGGATGTACAGCCACGTCGCCACGATGGCGGAAAAGACCAGTATGACCGCAGCATAGAGCGCCGCCATGAACGCTCGCTCCTTGCGCTCGGCGTAGAGTAGAAACTCCCTGTTGGTCATGGTTTCAATCTTGTTTTTCTTTTTCATTGTCTTTGTTTTTTACTTGTTTTTGAAGCATCTCTAATGCTTTTTTTTGTTGTTCGAGAATATTCAAAACGGATTCTATCGCATCATTGGCGGCTTCGTGCCATGTGGCGTAAATTGCCCTTCCTTCCTTGGAAGAATCGAATGCCGGGATGAATATGTCATCCTTGATGTACCCGTCGATGTAGAAGGTGTATTTAGAAGGATTGGTGAACGAGATTATCCCTGCGCCGAGCCCTTTCCCTATGAAGAAGTCGAACGCCTCCGCATAGGTGGTCGAGTTGAACTCGACGTACTCCATCCCTGCGCTGTCCAGCAAATCGGCAAGATTGAAAGGAATGAAAGCGGTGTAGTATTTCTTATTCATAACTATCCCTCCGTCACGTCAATTACCTCCCCTCAATTACCTCCCCGCCACGAAGCGCATACCAGCGGTCTTCCTTGTATTTCTCGCCGTCGATCTGGAATGTGACGACTTTGAGCGGGACATTGCGACCCTTTTCTTTATCATACCTCCACTCTGACAAGGTCACCCATGAGCCTTTCTTCGCTTTCACTTTGCCGCCGTGTCCGGCGCAACAGATCACGCTGTCCTCCCCGCTCGAATTGATCCGGGCGGAATCCCCGGAACTGCCGATCCGGGCGGAATTCCCGGAACTGCCGATCCGGGCGCAATCCCCGGAACTGCCGATCCGGGCGGAATACCCGGAACTGCCGATCCGGGCGGAATCCCCGGAACTGCCGATCTTGGCGGAATCCCCGGAACTGCCGATCCGGGCGGAATACCCGGAACTGCCGATCCGGGCGAAATCCCCGGAACTGCCGATCTGGGCGAAATCCCCGGAACTGCCGATCCGGGCGCAATCCCCGGAACTGCCGATCTTGGCGGAATACCCGGAACTGCCGATCTGGGCGAAAGCCCCGGAACTGCCGATCTTGGCGGAATACCCGGAACTGCCGATCTGGGCGAAACGGCTATCATTATTAAGTTTTTCTTCCCCTTTACCGACCTTCGTAACGCTATCCTTGATCCACTCTATTCCAAGCCTTAGCAAGTCAGCGAATTTCAATTCCGCCTTGATCTCGATGCGGGAGGACGCAATTTTGGTCGAACCATCCTCCTTCTTGTCAATCTTCCCCGACTGCTCGACCTCGCAGAAGCGGGCTATCTCGCAATCGTCGTCAAGAAAGTAGTAGTCCAGCACATCAAGCGGAGATTCGCAGGCGTGGAAGCCTATTTCGCAGACCTCCACATCCTCCTCCGGCATCTCGTAGGTCTTTCCGACCTCGTACTGGAACCCTCTGCAAGAGAGGTTCTTATCAAATCCTTTGTATGATTTTATCTTTTCCATTGTGTTTTTTTGAAAATTATTCCTCCTTCGCATTAAATCCGATTTTCAAAATTCCGGCAGGTCGTCGAGGTCGCCAACGAAGTCGAGGGAGCCCGTCGCCCCGTCCTCCTGCCATCCGTAGATGATGTTCTCGGCCATGCTGTTCTTCAATCTCCGGCTCTCCTGCTCGTAGTAGAGCCCGACCAGCAGGTCTTTCACCCCGGCGGAGCGGTTCTTCGCCACCTCGATGACCATGTCGTAGCCGAGCATCTCCTGCACCCGCTCCATCCCGAAGAAGTCCGTCGCCCGCCGCTCGAAGTCCCGCCCACGGCGGTGGCAGATGAGCACGTTGTCGGCGAGGTTCGTCAGGTCGGCCGTCCCGGAGATGCTCTCCATCCGCAGCAGCTGGAACGACTGCTCCTTTCGGGGGTGGCACACCGGCAGCACGTGGACGCCCGCCTTCTTCGCGTAGTCCTTCACGTCGTTGATGAAGGCAGACTGGCGGTCGTTCCGCTCGCCGGGGTACAGGTCGATGTCGAGCGCCATGAGGTTGTCCAACACTATGAGGTTCGCTCCGTTCTTCTCCACGCACTCCCGGATGTCCGGGAACACCTGCCCCCACTTGCTGCCGTAGGCGCCGTTGTTGTACAGCCACAGCTTCCCCTCCAGCCAGCGGTTGATCTTCTCGCACACGTCCCGCGGGGCGAAGTACAGACCCTCGTACCCGGCCTTCGGGCGGACGTGGTTCTTCCCGGCGGCCGCCTGGTCGATCCACGACTGGAAGCGGAAGTCCTGGAGCTCGCCGGACCACACCGCCACCCGATACCCCCGCTGCACGGCGTTGAGGGCCATGGTGTTGATGAGGGAGGTCTTCCCCGCGCCGCTCAGCCCCGACAGCACCGTCACGTCCCCCATCATCAGCCCCATCATCCGGCGGTCCAGCGCCTCCAGCCCCGTGGGGACGTGCGGCAGCTTCGACGGGTCGACCCAGCGGATGTCGGCCATCGAGAGCCACTTCTTCCCCTTCGCCCCGTCCTCAGGCGCGGCCCGGAACTCCCTGCGCGGCCCGCGGGAGTAGTACTCCCTCTTGCGCAGCGATTCGAAGCGGTCCCGCCGCTCGTAGGCGTCCGGCTCGTAGAACAGCCGGAAGTCCCGCCAGTGGTAGTTGGAGCAGGAGTTGTGGAGGCACCGGAAGCCTATCGCCCCGCTGTCCATCCGGAACAGGGCCGCGTCCGGAGCCGTGTGGTTCGCGTCGAACGGGCACCGCTCCAGCACGTACTTCGTCCCGCCGCCGAACCGCGACACCTTCGCCACGGCTATCCCGTGCTCGCGGATGAAGCCGTCCAGGTCGAACGGCTCGCCGGAGTAGCCGGTGTACCGGTTCGGGGCCTCGGGCTTCGGGAGCATCGCCGCCACCTTCCCGAAGTACGCCCTGTCCGTGTCGCGGAACGGGTCGGGGACGGACACGATGCCGCTCATCCGGTGCGGGCGCTCAGGGTCGTCCGGGGAGCCCTTCCGGGCGCGCGTGCCGTACAGCTTGCATATCCGCGACGCGTTGTGGGTCGTGGTGTCCACCTTCGCCGCCTCGGTCGAGAAGAGCATGTCCAGCACGGCGAGGAAGTCCTTCACCAGCTCCGCGTTCTCGGGCGTGTTGTCAAGGCCGCACTTCAGGAGCAGGTGCACGCCGTTGCCCGACAGGCAAGTTGCCGGCAAGTTGAAGCCCTCGTCGCGCAGGAAGGCGAACACCCGGTTCGCCACCTCCTTCGCCCCGGCCAGTTCCGCGTCGCTGGCGCTGGTCTCCGCCGGACGCGCGGGGTCGATGTCAATCAGCACGTAGTCGCGCCCCACGATGTCCGAGTCCGAGGTCGTGACCTTCGGGCGCTCGCTGATGCGGTCGCGCTGCTCGCGGGAGTAGCACGCCGGGTTCACGCGGTTGAGCGTCCAGTAGACGTTGCACCGCCCGTATGGGCGCACCGCGCTCAGCAGCGTCTCCACGTCGGTGAAGTAGCCGGAGTACATCCCCTTGCCGCCTGGCGGCATGATGCGTACCTCCGTCAGCTCGCCGCCGGACTTGAACACGTCGAACCAGCGTCTTATTGTCCTTTCATCCATGACCGAACCGATTGCAGGGCGGCTATCGCCCCGTTGAAGTATTCGCGGGAAACGGGGTCGCCCGTCTCGCCAAGCAGTCTGCCGTACTCGGCGACCTTCCCGTCCACGTGTCGCAGTGCCCCGCCCTTGAACAGGATCGCGCTCATCTCTTTGTCTGTGATTTCCATTTTTGCTATTGATAAATTTTTTCAGGTTTCTTCGGACTGTTCGCCACCGTGAACTCGGTGCGGTACTTCGCCGCGGGCCTGCCCATCTCCCTGTCCTTCCGCTCCCACGTCCGCACGGCGGCCTTCCAGTCCTTCATCTTGTTCTTGCCGACGTACCAGCCCTTGCTCTCGTAGAAGTCGCGGAACGCCTCGGGGTCTATCCCGTTTCCCCGTTCGTCGCAGTACTCCCGCACCTCGTCCGCGGTGGGCGGAACGAAGGCCGCCGCCCTTTTCACCTGGGACTTGTAGTCGACAGCGTCGTCCCCCAGGGGAGGAAGATTGGAATCCGGTGCCGGAGGCGAAAAAACTTTCTTTTTGGACTCTACGTAAGTAGAGTCTTTTTCTTTATATTCTTCTCTTCTTTTATTCTTTATTTTCTTATTGGTGGTCTCGTCTGTGGTCTCGTCTGTGGTCTCGTCTGTGGTCTCGCCTGTGGTCTCGCCTGTGGTCTCGTCTATCTGGTATCTTTCGTAATTAACTATTGATATTAAATTAATTACGTTGCTTTTTTCTTGTCTCACCATGTGTAACATTTCGAGCATAGAAATGAAGCGTATTACCTTCATCCTTGACCACCCCCATAAATCTGCGAGTTCCCTTGTGCCTTTTGCCACCTGCCCCCTCCTCTGCTTTACGAGTATCCCCCGGAGCGCGAAAGTCCTGTCCTCGTAGGCGGCGTTGGCGATGAGCCACATCCACGCCTCGCGCTTCGAGTACTTCTCGTCCTCCAGTTCAACACAGTCGAAAATCTTCCTGTGTATCTTTATCCACCCGTTCTTCATTTTTCCGTTTCCGTGATGTTTTTCCGCGCCTCCTCCCAGTCCGGCAGGAAGTAACTCGCGTACTTCTTGCCGCTCACGGGGTCTTCTATCGTCCGCCTGTCGATGTTGTACCCCTCTTTCTTCAGGTCGTAGATGCGACCCGAGAGTCGGAAGCACTCGAACCAGTCGTAGGCGTCCTTCTGCGTTATGCTCCACCCGTTCAGGAGCACGTTGAGGATGAGCCTCTTGTGCGAGAGGCTGCTCTTCTTGTTCGGGTTGTCGTTCTTTTTCATCTTTTTTCTTTTTTGGACTTTGATTTTTGACCGCAAAATCGGCCGTTTCTCGATGAGTTAAAAAAGGCCGGGAGCGAGGTTGATTCGACTGCTTGTTTTATGCTGTATGACCCCCGGCCTTGACCCTTCACAGGGGTTCCTCTTCGGGGTGCATGACTCCGTACAGTTTATCCGCTCCGATGAGCAGTGCCGCCCCGACAATCTTGCTCGCAACCAAGGCGACCATGTTGTCGCTGTTGGCGATGAGCAGGATTAGGCCGATTGCGGCTATCAAGCCTATCAGGATTTCTTTCGCCAGTGTTTTCATATATTGAGAGTTAGATTTTTTTAAAAAGCCGGGGAAGTATGCGCTCATGTCCGGGGGCTGCGGCGGCCAGTCCGTTTTACACACCGAAGCGCTGTTGCGGCCGCCTCCCCGGCCGGTTTCAGAATCTTGACAGGTTCCGCTCAAACTCCTCCATGCTCACCCTGCTCCCTATGAGGGAAAAGATTACGTCCTTCACCCGCTCGTACAGGGAGGAGAACTCCGCATCGTCCATGCTGTCGAAGGCGATGGACTTGGGGATTTCCACCCACTCCCGCCTCGAAGGCGAGTAGAACGGCTCGCAGTGTCCGGCGGCAACCTCCACGTACTTGCGGAAGTTCTCCTTCGTGCGGAACCCCTCCGACGTGCGCTCGGGGAGGTACTCCCACGCGCAGTTGATGAGGGCGAAGTACTTCTTGTGGAACCTGTAGTTCCGCATGAGCCGGACTTCGGCCGTGTAGACCTCCCCGATCTTCAGCTTTCGCTTCTCGTCGAAGTCGTCGTCGTACATCGGCTTCAGCCCCGTGGACGTGTTGAGCAGGTTGAGTCGCATGGCTTAGAACGGAAGGTCGCCATCGCCTTCGCCCTGCCCTCCCTGCCCGTCGAACATCTGCTCGGGTTCGGGCTGCGGCTGGCTGTATGCCTGTTGCGGCTGCTGCTGCGGGGCCTGCGGCCTCGCAGCGGGCCTCGGCCTCGCCTGCTGCGGCTGATAGGCGGGCTGCTGGGCGTACTGCTGCTGAGGCTGGGCGTAGTTCGCTTGCCCCTGCTGGCGGTATCCCTGCTGCGGTGCGTAGTTCTGTTGTTGATTCTGCTGCTGTACCTGCTGACGCGGGCTTCCGAGCAGCTGAACCGTTCGGGCGCGGACTTTCGTAGCGGAACGCCACTGCCCGCTCTGCTGGTCCTGCCACTTGTCGGTGCGGAGCGAACCCTCGACATACACCTGCTGACCCGTTACGAGGTACGGCAGGATTCCGGGGCTTCCCCAGTACTCCACGTCCGCCCACTCCGTGCGCTCCTGCTGCTGGCCCGTCTGGTCTTTGAATCTCTCCGTCATTGCGATGGAGAACTTGATTACGAGGGATTGCCCCACTTGACGGGATTCGGCCTGCTGGCCGAGATTCCCGATTCCGATGAATTTATTGACACTCATGATGTTTGAATAATTTAATTGTTGTTTTCCTTGAAAATGACCGACGCCTTAACGGTCGTGGTCTTGGTACACTCTGTTGCGATGTCGGGGTACTTCTTGCGAAGCGCAGCCGAATCGATGCTTTCCCGCGTGTACTCGTCCTTCAGGGTGAACGAGCATCCGCTGAATTCCATTTTCTTGATGCCGTTCCCCTGCATGTGCCGGACGATGGAATCACGGTATTCCGCTACCGAATCCTCGAACTTCTTGATGCTCTCCTTCAGCGAGGCGATCGTCCGTTCGGCTTCGACCACCTTCTCGGCCGCCTTGGCTGGAAGGAGCGACGTGAGGGAGGGTGCCGGGGCTTCTTTTTCGGCGGCGACCTCGGACGGGTCGATGCCGTCCCTCTCCCAGCCAATCAGTTCCGCCGCCTTCTCGGACGGCCATCGCTCGACCTTTATGAGTTTCGCCCCGCCGTTCCTCACGTGGATGCCGTAGCAGTCCCGGACTTTGATTCCGGGGTTCTGCCGCTCAAAGAGGTATGCGTAGATTCCAAGTTGGATTCCCACCGTGTCGTCGTGGAATCTGGAGGTGGTTTTCACGTCGGCGATGTCCACGGTCGCGTCGTCCACGTACAGCACCTTGTCGATGGACGAGGCCACGGTCTCGTTGTCGGATACAAGGTATTCGCTCTCCAGCACGTTCAAGCCTAATTTTCGGTACGCCTTCAGTTCGGGCGTCTCCACAACCTCCCTCCCGTTGTCGTAGTCCTCGAAGACCTTGTGGATGGCCGTCCCCCGGTCTGCGGCACGCTTCAGCACGTCCTCGGGGATGTCGGAGTAGTCGACCGAAAGGCCGTACTTCTTCATCAGCGACGTAACGCCGATGAGACGTTTCTTGCCGTCGAGTTTGTAGATGTGACCTACCGGGTGGAATGTCACCCGCGTGTTCTTAATCAGTTCCATAAGACTACTTGTTGTGTGGATTATTGGTGATTGCGTCTACAAACTCGGTGTTCTCACCGAAAGCGAACGCCCAGCGGTTCCACACCGCGTCGACTTCCGCCAGGGACTTCGCCTCGGAAGCCTCCTTCACGGCGATATTGATGTCCGCCGCCGGGGCTTCGGGCTCGTCCCTGCGGATGGCGTCCACGTCGTCCTCGTCTGTCGCGATGTGGAAGTACTTCAGCAGGAAGTACCTCTCGCCGTAGGTCAGCGCGGAGCCGAGACCCTTGTCCCAGCCGTTCATGCCGTTGGCGGTGAACTCGTTTTCGTCCCGCTCCCCGGTCTCGGTGTCGATCCACGTGAAGCGCATCCGCACCTGCGTGAACATCTCGGCCTTCTGGCCGCTCCTCGTGGCGTAGTCCTCTCGGTGGCATGACGTGCCGATGATTTCCTGCTTCAGCAGCAGCCCCAATTCGTCCATCTTCGGACGGACGTGGAACAGGAGCTTGCTTCCGCTCACGTACTGGTAGCTGCCGCCGCTCGCGTCCTTGCCGAGTCCGCGCACGGACTTCTGGAGTTCCAGCAGCTTCGGGTAGAGACCCGAAGGCTTCTTGGCGGTCTTTGTGTTTTCCGTCTTTGTTGTGTTTGCCATGTTTCTAGTGTTTTTTTGATTTGATTAGATCTTGATGATGGGCTCCCCGGCGTTCGTCCGGTAGATGCCCTCTGATTTCAGCATCTTGACTATCCCGTTCGCGGAATAGTCGTACTCTCTCGCCAGGTGGTTGATGATCCTCCCCGGCTTCACCGCTCCGGCGGTCTCCTCCCACATCGCCCTGAAGTCTGCGATGATGGACTTCCTCGCTTCTTCCCGCTTTCTTTCGAGCGGGGTCTTGAAGTCTATCTTTTCCTTTGCCATACTATGATTTGTTGGTTTGTTTCATCGTGCCGAACATGGGAGGGAGGTTCATCCTCTCCACGCGGATCTCGTCGGAAGTCCGCTTCACCTTTTCCGCCGCGTCGGCCAGGGCGGCGAATGCCCCGGGGATCGTGCCGCGCCGCCTTTCGACGAAGGCGTCCGCCTCGGCGAAGAAGCCCTCCGCGGAGTCCCTCATCCCGGTCATCGCGTCGAGCGCGCATTTGTTCTCATTTCCCATTTTCTTTTCTTTTTTTATGCTTCGTGACGGCCCGGGGATTCGAACCCCGGTCGCGGCGACTGAATTACGATATGGACCGCGATTCCTCTTGCCGTCATTCGGCGGCCCGCCCCGCGCCGCCTCGCTGCCTGCCTGCAGCCGTTTTTTTTGTTTTCAACCATGAACGGGGGCGGAAGCGCATCGCTGCGCCCGTCAAAATGTCAGCGCCGTCTTTCCCCAGCGCCGTTCTTCGTAAAGAGCCTTCGCCTCTTCCATGCGGTATTTCTCGTCCTGCTCCATATCTTCCAGATAGGTTTGATAGTCCCCGGCATGCTCGTCTGCGAAGCAGTAGTCGTCGTATTCCTCGCCGCTGATGTGTTGCAGCAGGAACCTGTTCAATTTCTCCCGACCTTCATAGTAGGCGAACAGGTCACCTACCATATGTCCGAATCCCCACGTTGTGAGCAGATGCTCGAAGTGGGTTATCTCTGTGTGTGACATTCCGATTACGCTCATGATTCCTCCTTTTTTGCTTTGTTGTTTACTAGCAGCACGGCCGCTGCGGGTATGCAGATGCAGATCGCCGCGAAGTTGGCCGCGTACTGCGCCGCGCTGCCAGCGCCGAACGGGTCGGCGACCGTCACGGCGAACGTGACGGCCAGCAGCGCGAACGCTATCGTATTCTTGATTCTCTGTTTCATTTTCAGTCGATTTTGGTTCACATCGTCGCCCTCCAGAACCGGCGGATCTCCGCGCCCGAGTAGAACTTGCGGCACGTACCCCGCCTGAATCCGCACCTGATGAACCCCTGCACCGTGTAACTACGCAGGGTGTTCTTATGTATCTTCAGGGCTTCGCAGGTCTGGGTTACGCTGTAGCGCCCCTCGTTGCTCACCGCCGGTTCTGTTGCGATCATAAGTATTCGATTATTAAGCGGTTATACGTCCTACGTGGCGAAGGTTGCACTTGCGGAACGACCGCCAGGCACCCTTGTCGGTGTCGTAGTATACTTGACACCCGTCTACAGTCTTCTTTGTCCCCGCCGTTTCGGGCAGAATATCGCTCTGAAGGGTTCCAAAGGCTTGTCTAATAGACCCGTCAACCTTTTGATAATAAAACTCTACTATCTCGCCTTTTAATGCGTCTACGAGCCTGTAATTAAGCCACGAGGTCTTCAGGGCTTCGCTCATGGTGTAGCCGTTGCGCTTGACGAATCGCCAGGCGAGATTCATGATGTTTCGTAAATCAGTCTTTTTCATTGCTTTTTAGTTTTTTTTGGTTTACTTTTGTGTGTTTTGGGGTTATATTGCAGTTGTATAACTGCTAACCCTATGCAAAGTAAACGAATAGTTTTCAAAAAAACAAGAGTTTGTTTACTTATTTTTCAAACTTTTTAAGATTATTTTGTAAGTGCCTCAAAACAAACACGTTACGAGAAAAGAAAAAGTTTACTTTCTATTAACTGCGATCGCTTTGTCTGTCAGTGTCGCGGCTTTGGTGATAGCTTGCAGGCACACCGTCGATGCGGCCTATATAATAGGTGTCCTTGCAGTCCTCGTTACAGTGCTGATAGGGTGGAACATATACTCGCTGATAGATTTCAACGGGAAAACAGAAAAGATCGAGGGAGCGTTGCGGGCGGAATTCAAGGAAGAGATCGCGCGGGAGGTCGCAAGCGCGAAATATGCCAGTGCAGGGATCGCCATGGCGCAATCCGGGCTTGTCGAGTACAACAACGAGAAATACGGAAGCGCATTCCTGATTCTCATGAACGCCCTGATCCTTCTTGAAAGGGGGGCTGATGGTTTTGACTTGGCGATGGAGGCGAGGGGCGAAGCCGTGCGGCTTCTATGCGAGATAGCCGAATACCTTGAGAAGAACGGAAACTCGATAAAACTTCCGGAGGGATCGGAAAAGTTTTATGCGGTCGTAGCGGCCATGAAAGACATATCCGATTCAGACAGAAAGACGCTTTTCCGCATGCTCCGCAGAATCGTAAACGATTGACGCCCTGCTCCATGAAAGATGTACAGGATTGTCAGCGGGCGACTTCCCATGATTTTCTTGCGCGGTTTCGGCGTGCCGAAGCGTCTTGAATATGAGGGCGAACCCGACGCAGGCGGACGACAGCAGGATCAGTATGGCCGGAAGCCAGAACAGGTCGGAATTGAGGATGGATGCTGCGATTTGGTTCAATTTTTCGATGGTCATGGCGTTTTTTTTGATTTTAATGTGAACACCACAAATATATGAATAATTAAACATTATGTTTACCAAAGAAGATAGGTTTTTTCAGATAGTAAACTACCTGATGGAAAACCGGAAGATTTATAACCAATCGGATTTGGCGAACCTGCTCTGTATTGACAAATCGTACATTACGAATATCAAGAACGGAAAAAAGCCAGTGACCGACACGATCGCCGATAAACTCGTAGAGACCTTTCCCGAAACCAACAGGGAGTGGCTCATGGACGGAAAAGGCCAGATGCTCAACGTACCGGACGCGGACGCTCCGTCCCCGGCGTGCGGGGGCCGTTCCGCCGCCCTCATCCCGCTCATCCCGATCGAGGCGGTGGCCGGGTTCGGGACGGAAGAAAACGGGGGCGTTCGGTGCGAGGAGTGCGACCGGTACCTGGTCCCGGACTTCGACCGCCTCGGAGCGGAGTTCCTCATCCGGGTCAGCGGATCGTCGATGTACCCGAAGTACAGCAACGGAGACGTGCTGGCGTGCAGGAAGGTGAGGGAGATACTGTTCTACCAGTGGGGCAAGATCTATGTCGTGGACAGTTCGCAGGGGGCGCTGGTCAAGAGGATCTTCGAGGACTCCTCCAACCCCGACAACGTCCTCTGCGTGAGCGAGAACAGGGAGAAGTACCCGCCGTTCAGCATCCCGAAGTCCGACATCCGGAGCCTGAGCGTCGTGGTCGGGGTCGTGAGGATGGAGTAAACCGACAAAACGACATAGTCATGGAAGAAAAGAAAACATTGAAGGTGAACGACTTCCGCTCCGAGGCGGTCAGGAAGGCCGGATCGGCCTACTGGGGTTTCCACATGGTCGTGACCGTCCTTGCCGCGATCGGGTTTCTGATCGGGCTGCTCCAGAAGGAAACGACGTTGATCGTTGTTTCGGCGGCGTGCATTATCGCGGGAGCGGTCGGGATGATGATAGGGAAAACCATCGAGGCTCTCACCGCCGTGGTCTTCGACAGCGAGGTCAGGACGGCGATGGCAAGGGAGAAGTACGAAATCGAACTTGAAAGCGAGGAGCCGATCACGTTCCCGCAGGAAAAAAGGGAGGAATAATGCGCATGTCGCTGAAATATGAATCAAAATCAAGATACCATGAAAAAGAAAATCATCCACGCGCTTGCGGCCGCGCTCGTTCTTCTGGTCGCAGGATGCCAGAAGGAAGACCTTCCGGAGCCCCTTACGCTGAAGGACACCGAGATCACCATGTTCCCGAAGCAGGAGTACCGAATCGAAGCCGGCGACGGCCTGGAGTTTTCGACCGGAGATGAATTCGTGGCCGGCGTGGAGGAAGACGGGACGGTGACGGCGAATCACGTCGGGGAGACGGTCGTCACGGTTCAGAGGGGAACGGAGACGAAGGAGATGAAGGTGACCGTCATATCGAAGAAAAACCTCTTTCCGCTCCCGATTCTCGAATTCGGGATGTCAAAGTCCGACATCGTGAAAAAACTAGGGAAGCCGACGGAATATAACAAAGACGGCCATATGATATACAGGAACTACAGCCCCGCGGCGCCGATGTGCATGTACTTCATCGGGGAGGACGGAAAGATGGACATGGTCGGGGTCGGGGTGGATCTCAAGCATACGACATCGTGCGGAGAATTCCTTGCCGAACACTATGCCATCATGGGCGAAGCGGCCGGATATTTCTGGCTGCTCAACGCATATTCGAAGGAGAAAGCCACCATAATCGTGTCGGTGTCCGTGGAGCTCAGCGGACTAATTGTAATATTCGCTCCGTACAAGCCGGATTGACCCCGCGGAACCGCAAAAAAACCGCAAGCAAAAATATACTTCGGTGCAAACGATTGAAGCATAGTCTGTTATAGGGGGTTCTCCCCTGACTGTTAATCAGGGGGTCGTAGGTTCAAGTCCTACTTGAGGAGCTCCTGCCTGCAGCTATGCGCAACAGCGCACGGCTGCTTTTTCATATCAGATACATTCAGCCTGCGCCGCGCGGAAATGGTCAAAAAAGGTCATTTTGGATGAATCGCGGTCAAAAAAAACCGCAAAAAACTTGCAAGGCATGGCGAAACTGAAAATCTATCTCGACGCGAGGGCGGTCCCGGAAGGCGCGCCCGCCCCGCTGAAGATCTCCGTGAGCGCGGGAGGAAGCACCTGCTACATCCCCCTGGGGATCTCCCTCAGGCCGTGCGAATGGGACGCCCGTTCGCAGAAGGCGGTCAGGCATCCGCGGAGGGACTTCATCAACGCGCACATAACCAGGCGGCTGCTCGACTGCCGCGAGGACATGCTGACGGTGGCGAGGCGGGGGATGACCGCGTCGCAGCTCAAGCGGGCGATGCTCTCCCTGCACGAAAGTCGTTCCCCGGGGCTTGAAGCCCGGGTCGTGAAGTACATGGAATCCTGCCGGACGGAAGGCAGCCGGAGAACGTACGCGGAACTCCTGAACGACCTCCGGCGCTTCGACCCGAAGCTCCCGTCCCTCGCCATGGACGATGTCGGCAAGGACTGGCTGGAGCGGTTCGACGCGTGGATGTCGGGCACCAAGTCCGTGAACTCCCGCGCGATCCGGATGCGGAGCCTCCGCGCGGTGTTCAACGCCGCCATCGACGACGGCCTCACGGACAGCTACCCCTTCCGGAAGTTCAAGATCCGCACGGAGCCGACCGCCAAGCGCTCGCTCACCGTAGAGGAGCTGCGGAAGATAAGGGACTACGCCGGGGAGCCGCACCAGCGGAAGTACGCAGACTACTTCATGCTGACATTCTACCTGATCGGCATCAACGCCATGGACCTGTACGGGCTCGAATCGGTCGCGAACGGCAGGATCGAATACCGGCGGAGCAAGACCTCGAAGCTGTACAGCGTCAGGGTCGAGCCGGAAGCGGCGGCGATAATCGGAAGGCACAGGGGCGCGAAGAAGCTCCTCGACATCGCCGACACGTACTCCGGCCACAAGAACTGGCTCCACCGCATGAACAAGGCCCTGCAGGAGCTCGGCGAGACCCGCATCGTGAACAGGAGCAACGGCAGGCCGGGAAGGAAGGTCAGGACGGGGATGTTCCCCGGACTCACGACCTACTGGGCCCGGCACACGTGGGCGACACTGGCGTCCGAGCTGGACGTCCCGAAGGAGACGATTGCGGCGGCGCTCGGCCACGGCAGGAAGACCGTCACCGACATCTACATCGACTTCGACATGCGCAAGGTGGACGAAGCCAACCGGCTCGTCATCGACTACCTCAATTCGGACTTCGATTCCGCAGGGGAGTTCCTCGAAAACAGAAAGGCCGGGAACCCGAAGGCCCCGGCCATGTAAGCGAGTGAATAGGCGTCACTCGTCAAGTTTCAGAATCATCTTCGCGTCGAGAGCGTCAAGCAGGTTCATCAGGATCTTCGTGTTCGGACTAAATTTCCCCTTCTCCACGTTGATGACGGTGGACGGCGAGTAGCCCACCCCGTCGGCCAGTTCGCGGACGGTCACGCCCTTGCCCAGACGCAGGTAGCGCAGGTACAGACCTATGTCGTACCTGTCCGACACCTCTACGTCCGACACCTCGTAGAGAGGGTTGGGCGTGTCCACCTGGAAGTAGGCCGTCCCGTCGGCATCGACCCATACGGGCTTGCCGTATGAACTATCCGGGTGTTCGGTGGTGGATCGCACGTCCACCACCTGCCCGGTTAGAATGTTGCGCAACTTCGCTCTCATTTCCGGCTGCACTCAAATGCAACGTGGAAGCTCATCAGCGTGGCAAGGTAACCCCATTCAAAATCTTCTTTCTTTCTCGCGACCAGTTCGACGAGCGGCCGCGCCCCGTCCTTGTCCTCTATCTTGTCATGCGCATATATGATCACGTCGACCATATTGCATTTTTCTTCGACTTGACGGAGATACACGCGCAGGACTTCCGTCTCGTCCGGTCTCATTTTGAGCGACCGTGCGAAGTCCTTGCAGGCATTCCAGATTTCTTCTCTTTCTTGCTCCGTCTGAGCAATGTCTTTTTCTTTTTCCATGATTTCTTTTGTTTTTACGGGGCGGTCGCCCGCCCCCGGTGAAAAATTTATTCTTAATCTTCTGACCAATAAGCGAAGAGGCCTATCCTGTCATATTCGCAATTTATAACCTCGAAGGCGCAGGTTTCACCAGACCAGCACTCTTGCTGCATCCGGTCGTCTATGAGGTCAAACCTCATATAATGGTCTGCACCGTTCTCAGCGTCCCGGACTTTGCCGCCATTCTCTGCCGCAAAGGATTCAGCGGCCTTCTTGGCGTCCTTCATGTAATAGTATATTTCTTTCCTGACCTTGATTTCAATGTCTTCGATAAAGTAGTCATCTCTTGCCGCGGGTGCAAACTCTTCGACAATGTCTTCAATTTTTTCCGCATCTTCGTCGGTAAGAATCATTTCCATGTTCTCGTCGCAGATGATTTCGATGCCTTTCTCGGCCAAAATCTCAAGCAGTTCTTGGTTGTCTGTGTTAATCTTTTTCATTTCTTTTTTGCCGAATTACTGTTGCCGCCAGATCTAAAAGTTAATATAAAAGGTGTTGTTTTTGGTTTCTGCTGTAAATATAGTCATTTTTTTTGTTTGTAACAAAATTTTGTTACAAATCTTGCTGCAACAATCGCTTTGATTTTTGATAAGACAACTTTGATTTTTGATAAAGAATTGATTCTGAGCGGCAAGAAAACACCGCAGACCCTCACGGGCGTGCGGTGGAAAAACACAAAAACATAACCATCCCGCTTTTAGACCGGAGCGGGAAACCGGATCTCACTAATTCCTGAACATCAGAAATTCAAAGTCCCCGTCCTTCAGTCCGTCGTGGTCGCTGACATGAACCGTGAACGACGACGTGGATCTGGAATACAGGGTCGCCTTCACCGGTGCATTGCTCCCGGACACGTTCTTCTGCGCCCCGTACCCGGTCAGCATGACCATATACGCGGTCAGAAACAGTATCCCCCAGTCGGAAGGGAACGTCACGGAATAGATGCCCTGCGACGCCCTGACCACGGAAACCGATGCCGATCCCATCCCGTCGAACGTCTTGATGTCGCGCGAGCACGACCCGTTGGACGTCTGTCCCGTCACCTTGCCGTACGCCAGCACGTTGAGCGGGAGCACGGACGCCGGGGCCATCGACGTGCGCCGCACGACCATCCAGTAGGAGAACGACGGCGGGATCACCAGATCCGGATCTTCATTCGGGACACCAATCGGATCGCCCACGCCGATCAGCTCCACGGACTCGTTCTCGCAAGTCAATCTGAACAACGCCGCGCCATTTTCAAAAAAACAGTTCGAGGAAATCACGGAGCCGTCCTTCACGCCCCGGACGTAGAATTTATGCGGCGTCGTCGGCACGATCGTCACGCGCCTCCCGATGTTCTCCACGTCGGCGACGAGGAACATGTTCTGCACGTACGGGTTGTCCGGGTCGGTCGGGTCGTGCGGGTCGACGAGTATGTTGTCGTGGAAGTCGTTCGCCGACAGCGCTCCCTGCGTCCCGGTCGTCCAGTCGATCAGCCGGAACGGGCTCCTGATCGCCCCGTTGACCCTCACGTCGCCCTCGATGAACGCATGGTTCGCGAAGAACGTCCCGTCCTGCTGCACCCGGAACGGCGCGGTCGCCCTGTTCTCGAACGCCGCACCCGCCCAGAAGCGAATGGAAGTCCCCGCCGTCCCCTGCCCGGTGATGCCGGCAAGGATGTACGGCTGCTCGCTGCTCCCGGCCACCTGCATGGTGCCGGAGGTGACGATGCCCCCGTCGATGACGGTCTGCGTGTTGTCGTAGTACACGGGGATGATCCAGTCGTTCGGGTTGTACGAATCCTCTGCGGCCCTGTCGGCTGTCGAACGGCGGAGGTCGGTGCCGTTCAGCCACAGGTCTCCTATGTCGTACGGCGGGACGGGCGTCGTCACGAACACCCTCCGCTTGCCGTCCGCGGTATCCTTCGCCGTGCTGGCGAGCGCGTACGCGTCGATGGCCTTCTGGTCCTGGATCTCCTCCCACGCGTAGGATGACGAGTACCGCTTCAGCGATTTCGCCGTCGGGTTGTACCACATATCCCCCACGTGCTTCGCCTTCAGTTCGGAGGTCGTCCACGCGGTCGCGGGGTTCGACGACTGGAACCACGATTCGATCTTCCCGTCGACCTGCCCCTGAAGCCCGCCGATGTCGCCGGAAAGCCCGTCGACCTGCCCCTGAAGCCCGCCGATGTCGCCGGAAAGCCCGTCGATCTGGTCTTCTATGCCGCCGATGTCGTCCGGATAGGTCACCTCGACAAATGTGTTCAGCGCGGACTGCGTGCTTGCCGCCGCCGATGCCGCTCCGTCGGCCGCCTCCTGCGCGTCCGAGATGGCCGTGTCCACCGCGTCGCCGCTGGTGAACGTGATCTTGCCCTTGATCGTGGCGTTCAGCAGGTCGATGACCAGCGTCCCGGCGGGGTTCTGAATCCTGTTGACGGTCATGCGCCCCGGGGCGATCTCCGTGAACCCGTACATCGTGGCGAACGACCTGCTCCCCTCGTACTCGCTGTTGAGTATCCCGATGAGCAGGTACCAGTACGTGTTGTCCCCCTCCGGCATCGTGTGCGACGAGATGATGTACCCCCCGTTCGTGTTCGTCTTCCTCACCTTGGCGTACAGGTAGTACCATGCGTCCGGGTTGAGCGGCACGCCCCCCACCGTCGGGCCGATGGTCGCCGCGGCCAGCTTCCACCGCCTGCCGTCGTCCGCGGTGACCTGGTTCGTCAGGGCGGTCAGGTCGAAGGTCTTGTGCCAGATGTACCCTGTCCCGCATATCAGCTTCTTGTCCACCGAATCCCATGTTATCGGGGCCGACACCGGCGTCGTGGACTCCATCGACTCCACGAACTCGTACTGGAGCATCCGGTCGCCGATCAGCATCATCATCGTCTCGACGGTGATCGGCCTGATTCCCTCGTCGAACTCCATCCCCTCGACCAGCTCGGCCAGCGCCGAGACGGTCTCCTGCGCGTCCCGGAACCTACGCCTGGAGAACTCCACGCTCTCCGCAACCCTCTCCTCGTTCCGCAGGTCCTCGCCCCTCAGCCGCCGCATGGACGACACCACGCCGCCCCTCGACGGGGAGTTGGACAGCTGGATCTCCGGCGAGTGCGGCCTGTTGATGAACTTCTTGACGCTCTGGAACCGCACGAGGAACGGCTCCGCCATGAAGTCCTGATCCGTGAACGACACGTACCCCCCGGGACGGATCTTCGCCCCGATCTCCGTCCACCTCGCCTTCGACCAGATGCCGTCCATCGTCCCGGACACGGAGTACCTCGAACGGGAATGCTCGTGCAGGTACCGGACTGCCTCCCTGAACAGATCCCAGCTCGCCCCGGTCTTGCCCGCGTCGTCCCTCGTGTAGGCGTCCGGCAGGGAGCAGTGGAACACGGCGTAGGTGTCCCCGACCGCCGGGACGTACGCCCCGCCCGGCATAACGAAGCCGTCCAGCTCCGCCGGGACGATCTCGAACCTCCTCTCGGCGTGGTCGTACATCAGCCCCCCGTCCCCGTCCGTGGCTATGTCGAACTCGCGCCCGGCCAGCATCCCGGACTGGAAGACGATCGTCATCTTCTCCCCGGTTATCCGGCACTGCGAGTAGTCCAGCGACTCCGGTATGGAGTCGTCCACTATGTCGTAGAAGTGCTTTCCTTCGTCCGCGACGATCACCCCGCTCACCGTCCCGACCCTGCTCGGGTAGATGTGGGTGCAGTCCAGAGCACCCTCGTTCAGCCCCTGCGCCCCGGAAAGGGACACCCCGTAGCCGTTTGCGTCCACGCGGTACTCGTCCCCGGAGCCGAACGCGCTCCCGTCGTACCGGAGCGCCGCGCCCGGCGGCATGTGGAGCGTCTTGGAGCCGTACTTCGAGAAGTCGATGTTGCGGTCGCTCCCCTGCACGTACACCTTCGTGAGCGGCGTCTCGTCGTTGTGGTTCGTGCGCTTCACCCCCGAAAGGAACCCGTTCCCACGGCCGTAGGACATCGAAATCGGTGCGTCCTTGCCGTGTTCGACCTTGCCCAGCCGGATCGCCAGCCCCTCCACCTCGTACTCCGTATCGAACGCCTCGGCGATGGACGACAGGGCTTCCCGGCAGTTCACGAAGTCGTAGCTGACGGTCTTGTCGCCGGTCACCGATTCCGACACTTCCGAAGTCCACGCCGAACCGTCCTTCGCCGTCAGGCACCTCCGGAGCAGGGACAGGTGGTCGGCTGCGCTCCCCGTAGCGGTGAACTTCAGCCGGTAGTCGTCCGGGTTCTGGAACATCACCGACCGCAGCCGCTCGGCGCTGGTGTGCATCGTCAGCGTGTACTCGAAGTTCCTCCGGTGCCTGAGCGTCAGCGACTCGGGCTTGAGCATGGTGTAGACCGTCCCCCCGAACTCGCACCACGACCCGACGGGGATCTCCACGTACTCCGCGAGCGAGAATATCAGGGTAAGGTCGTCCCTGCCCATCAGCTCCGAATAGGCGTAGCTCTCGTCGTCGACCACGATGTCGAGTATCTGCGTGTCGTCCGGTGCGTATAGTTTCATAGTCTTCCCTCCTTCTATTAAAGCCCCCTGACCCTCGCGGACGAGGGGGCAAGCAAGTGAAATGTTTTCTAGCCCGCTTTTCGTGAACGGATGAGCGGCAACCGTTTTACTTCTTCATCTCGATATACTCCGTGTACACGACGCTGGTGTGCGGGTTGGTGGACATGACCGTCTGCCTCACCGCCTTCGTCCCGCACCGGAAGAACAGGAACCTCCCCGGCACCCGGTGCACCACCTGCACCAGCGTGTCCCGGGAGCGCACGGACAGGTCAACGCCGTCCCGGTCGATTGACCCCCGGATGTCCGTCCACGGGTCGCTCCAGCGGAAGTCCTTCACTTTCACGATGACCGAATCCCTCAGCACGACCGAATCCCTTATGACGGTCTTGACCTCCACCTTGTTCTCGACCGCCGTCTGCGCCGCCGCCTCCACCCGCTTCAACTTGACGTTGAGTTTCTTTATCTCCTCGGCCAGTCCCGAGTTGGACTTCTTCAACTCCGACTCGGACAGCACGAGCCTCTCCACCGACGCAGCGGACTTCCCGGCTTCGGTCCGCCAGCGCTCCACATCCGCCAGCAGCGCCGCCTGATTCGCTTCGAGACGGCGTTTCTCCTTGGAGACGGACAGATTCACCGCCGTGAGAATCAAGGCCGCCAGAAGCGAAATAAACGCTATTGCGAGCAGGGCCTTTTTCATGGCTGCTCCTCCTCCTCTTCCGGCGCACGCCTTATGCCGTATTCATCCCGCCACACGCCGCCCAGTTTGTCAGCCCACCTCTCAATCCAATGGTCGTAGTATTTGCCTTTTTTGTAGATATTCAGCCACGACCGGAGTCCCGATACAACTCCCACCACGAGCAGATACAGCCACCCCAGCCGCATGGACTGGCGGCAGTGGCCCCACTCGTGGGCGACGTCCAGTTTCCGGTTTTTACGCAGGATGATGTACCGCCCCAGCGACACGCCAATCAGGCGTCTCGGAACGAGATGCACCACCGCTCCCTTGTACGGCACCTTTGATTCAGGTTTCAAAATCCAAACCAGAATCAGCCCCAGCAGGTTCTGCGGGAGTTGCCAAACGTATAGCAAAAACTCTCTCATAACACCCTCAACCATAGCGGTTCCCCTCTTTTGTCAGCGGCCTTCATCTTTTCATAAAGTTTCCGGAACGTCTCGGTTGATTGGGTCAGCCTTCCGACCGCCGTGTTCTTGCCGACAAGGATGCAGCCGTCCGTGTCGGCGGCCGAATTGCCCACGTGGATGAGGATTCTGTCGAACCCCAGCACCCCCAGCACGGTCGGCAGGTACCCGTCGCAGAACCGAGCCCACGGGCGCAGGCGGAACTTCAGGGACTGGATGCCCAGCGTGATTCCGTACACCCCTTTCGGGATGGCGGTCTTTCCCGGCACCTTGATGCTGCGAATCTTCCATAACGGCATGGATTTCTCCAGCCCCCGGTCGGTATCCTCAAGGGCTTCGCAGAACCGCACCCCGTCCACGAGCAGGCGGGAAATAGTGTATGCCGGCTTCTTCCAAGCCCGGTCAAGCGTTATTGTCACTTGTCACCTCCTTTTTCTTTGCGATTTTCTTGCGTGCGGTGTTGGCGAGTGCGGTGTTGGATATGCTCCCGCCAATCATCTTGTAGATGTCGGAAATCTGCTTGTGCAGATTGCTGATTTCCCTCGACTGCTGCTGGATGCGTGTATCTTGGTCTGCGATGCGGACTTTCAGCGTCTCGATATGTCGGTTCTGGTCGTCGAGCAAAGGCTGGTAAAACTCCACCATCGCCTTCCGCATGTTGTCGATCTCAGTGGCCTTCACCTCCTCCTTCGCCTTCTTTTTGTTCAGGCGCCAGTTGAATACCTGCGTTATCCCGCTCCCTCCCAGAGCGGAAACGGCTGCGAGTATGATAGACCCCCAGTCCATGGTTTTACTCCATTAATTTTTTGTAACACCGCTTAGCCTTCGGAAAGGCCATCACGGCAAGCACGACAAGGCACGCCGGGATGAAGTACCCGGAGCCTCCATAGAGGGCATATCCGATGCCGCCCAGCACCCCCACCGCATAGACAAAGAGCGCAAGGAAATAAATGATTTTTTTCAAGTTTTCTTTCATGATTATAAATATTTGATTATCAGTTTATTCCACCGTGTGGAAGTAATGGTCTATCAACTGCGATATGGGGTAGTACAGCGGATACATATTATACAATTGCTGATATTACCGATGCATAGTTAGACCAAGGCGCAGTTGCCTTGTAGGTTTCCACAAGCGAAGCGGGTACATAGATATGGTCGAATACTACACTACGGAAAGTATAGGTACCAACCGTTGGCACAACACTACCTGTTAGTGTAAGGATTTTTAGTGCCGTACAACCATCGAAGAAGAAGTCAGCTATACTGGTGACCTCGGGTAATATTACCTCTTGCAGCGACTTACTGTTGACAAAGCCTCTTATATTTAAACTCATGCCGTCATACCCAAAGTGAGCCTTCGTCACACCGGATTTTTCGAACCCATTACCGTAAATTACTTGTAAAACAGGACAATCTAACTCAATACGTAAATTAGGTGTGTTTCTAAACGCGTAACCGCCAACTGATGTAATTTTATGCATACTATCGAGTCCGCTGGCAAGGGCGGTACATCCATCGAACGCATTGTTACCTATTGTTAAAAGTTCATCGGTATCAGAAGGTACAGAGATCATAAGCGAATTGTTCTGAAACACTCCGGTCGCAATTGATTTTAAATTGGCAAAACTCCCTTTTACGTACCTGAGAGCTGTACAAGCACTAAATGCATTCTCTTCTAAAATAGTAATATTTGATGGAATCATAACAGATTGTAGAGCATAGCATTGTTGGAAGTCGTATGCTATGATAGTTGTCAAAGACGTAAAATACTGCAACTCATCAAACGAGGTGATATTTGCGTTCCTCCGAAACCTGTTATTAAGTGTCGTCACTGCAGCGGCCTGCCGGTATGTGATCTTGCCACCGGAACCCCAGTTTTGGGCGCATATTGCTTCCACTGCGGGGTCGGCGAACGGGATGTAATCATCTAAAAACCCTACTCTCTGCATCATCAGCCTTCTTCTCAATTGACTCATGTCTGATCCTCCTATGTCGCCGCTCCGAACCCCACTCCCATGATGGTGTACTTGCCCGCCTTCATGTCGTATGAAATCGAGAACTCGTATGTCGTCTCCGCTTCAATCGGCACGGCTTTCTTCCCAGCCCAGATGAGGTTGGTCGGGAAGGTGACGTTCGGGGCGGTCGTGCCCGTCGTGAACTTCAGCACGGCTTCCACACGGGAATCTTCCGGCGCCGGGGGGAGCGTGAGCCCTATGCTGGTAGGGTAATCTGTCAACTGATGCACCGTGCCCCACGCCAGTTGCACGGTCGGGGTGGTGCCGGATATTGCTTGGTACGCCATCCTCGGGGCGTAGTCCGGGAGTGTGACTGCCTTCCCGGTGACGGGCAGGGCGGTGCCGTTCGATGCCTTCACCGTCTCGATGACGTTGACCTGCGCACCGGATGCGATGCCGTTCAACTTTGTCTTTTCGGCGTTGGTGTAGTCGTTCGTGGACAGCCCCTTCCCGGCCTCCTTCGCCACGTAGTCGCCGCTGACCTCGTCCACCACGTCCTGCACGATGCCGTCGATTTCGGCCTGGGTGAAGTAGTCCGTGCCCTTGACGGGTGTATATCCGGCGGGACCCTGAATGGGGCCGTTGTCCACCCATGAGGAACTGACCGAATCCCAGACGTGGATGTCGTAGGGCTCGGCGGCGCCGATGCCGTAGGCGTCCCCCGGCTGCGGGTTCGTCACAGCCGCCTGAAGGGCTGCGAGCGTGGCGTAGTAGCCCTTGATGGTGAAGTCCTTCCCGGGGTCGCCCTTCGGGCCTGCGGGGCCGGTGGCTCCGGTGTCCCCTTTCGGCCCTGTGGGACCCGTTGCTCCCGTTTCCCCTTTCGGTCCCTGCGCACCGGTCGCACCGGTCTCTCCCTTGTCGCCCTTCGGGCCTGCGGGGCCGGTGGCTCCGGTGTCCCCTTTCGGCCCTGTGGGACCCGTTGCTCCCGTTTCCCCTTTCGGTCCCTGCGCACCGGTCGCACCGGTCTCTCCCTTGTCGCCCTTCGGGCCTG